GTTAAAGATAGTTATTCCGTCGGAGGTTATACGGAACTGTTCAATGGCTCGGGTGGAAGATTCAGTAGGAGCCTCTACCGAATCCAAGCCAGACCACCTCACAACACACCAATAATTTGAACCAGTGCCAAAGGCCTGCCAGTTCGGATAGACGGGAGGTTCATCGTCTGAATTCCAAACAGCGGCCAATTCGGCACGGCCCACACTGTCCAGTTCAACATTGGCGGTGTTACCGACCAATATCATTGGTGTTCTGAACAGTGGCAGGTGGAATACTGTCAAAGTCCACATAGTGCCGTCAAGTGGCACAGATTGCGTGGACTGAGTGGGGCAGCGGACAATTGTTACTTGCCGAAGCTCCAGAGCAGCACTGTTTGGCAGTGCAGCATCAGGTACTTTCGCATGCTCCCTAAAAGTCACCATTTCACCACACGGGTTACAATGGCGATGGACAAATTCCTTCGCAGCAGCAGACAGTTGGTGGGTCAGGGGAGCTACGCTTCTACCCATCTTACCAAGCCTCCCAGTCCTTCGGATCGGATTGACAACCTCCCTTTCCACAACACCGGGGAAAGATTCTGAGGCAACCTCTTCGTTCTGTGGGATCCTGGGGCCCCGCCTGCGCGCACGCCTATTCCTGCGGCGCCTGGGTCGTCGAGCTTCCTCAACGACTTTGACCACTTTTGTCTGTACTCTTCTTCCAGACATGGTGGCAAATTCGGCACGACTCTCAATTAAGTCATGCCTGTTTAGGTTTAACCAACATATATGCATACACATTATGTGGCGAAGCCTTTGCGGCGTCCTCCAACGCCTTTTGGATATACTCGGTTGATCCCGTATACCCTCTCCCATCGAGACCCGAACACGGCCAGGCAGGGACATACACATCTCTATACTGAAGTTGATTTTCGACAAACTTCATAAAGATGGCTGCTGATCTCTTCCAATTACTTGGTGGTACAGCACTTTCCAACTTGGTCACAATATCCATTACAACCAGTGGGCCCTTCCTCCTGACATATGCACCGCCGACACCGACCTTCCCACTCGGCCTCCCGAATTTGGAACGGACCTGCTTAGCAAATCCAGCGCCTAGCGTTGCGTCTCTCCCGATGGCGTGACAAACGACTCCTGCCTTCTTTGCGGAATCAATGAAGATTGCTTCTGGGTCGTAAACGTTCCTGACAGTGAGCACACCACATCGCTTAGTTTGTGGCTCCACTTTAGAAGCATCCTTCTTATTGTCGGCCTTATCGGTTTTGGGGGGAGACATCTTTCGAGCATTATCTGGGTTTCTGGTTCCACTCCCCACTGCTCCCAAAACATCTCCCTTTGTTCTGAGGTTATCCTCAGATTTGACCCTCTGTCCAGCGTTAACAGGTTGTTCCACCTTGTCAAGTTGTAGAGACCTTGAGCGTCCCTTCTGAACTGCTCCTCTGTAATCTTTCTTGACAGAGGGAGACTCCTTGACCATGATTGAAACATCGGTCCCAACAGCGGCACTCCCTGATGTAGAAGGGATCGCGCTTCCCACACCGTTTTGAGGTATGGCTTTGGGTCCAACATGTTGTTCCCCGTTACTACCGTTGACGTTGACAGCACCTTTGCCGGGTCCGGTACCATCATCCACCCCCTTTCTGTTAGGAAGGGTTTGTGTTGGCAGAACTGGATCTGATGAAACTGATCCGTCGAGCCCTCCACTTTTAGGTCGTGGCCCGCTGCCCTCCACCAATACGGTAGCGCTGATGTTACTAGTGGAAGCAGGTCCTTTTCCACTAGGAGAACGTGATCGTCCCCGTCGTCGAAGAACAGGATCGGCAACTTCTTTGTCAGAAGAAGATTTAGCTCTACTGGGCTCTGGAGGAGGTAGAGTAGCACCGACCCATAAAGATCTCGGAAGAGGTTTTCCGATTGTGGAGACACCATTTGAAAGGGTTCCTGTTGCCCATTCCTCGACAAGCTTGTTCTCATCCTTGATCTCTCTTCGGATCTGGCGCTTCCGATTTGCTCGGCAGCGCTGAACAATAAATCTCGGAAACTTTCCAGTATTGCAATCACCGCAACACAGTTCCCGAGAGCTGTCGTCATATCTCCACTTGTGACCCCGGCGGGGTTTTTGTACCGAAGATTGTTGTCGGTTACCGCCGTGTTCTTCAACTGCTTCGAGAGAAGGAACTTCAGGTACACGTCGGGGTTCAGAGCCCCGTAAAACTTGTGCATGACCTGAATTAGCTCGCTGCTCACGTGCATGTCCCACCTGCTTAAGTCCAGGCTTAGAGCTACTGGTGTTTCCATTAGCTCCCACATTTGTCGAAGGATCAACGCTCTTTCGTGCAGGTTTCTTCCCTTTGCGATCACCGGCAGGTCTATCCCTACGGCCTCCGCTCTTGGGTCCTTGAGCGTAGATAACGCTTTTTCCATCGACCTGGTGAATAGTCCGAGTTCTAAGTTGAACTTCATGGACCTTGCCTGGATCATTCTTGGGTCCCCGTCCTTTTCTGCTATTTTTAGCTTTTCGGACTTCACGAAAGCCTTGATCATCCAGTCCCTTGGCTGGAGACCCGTGTCCCTTAGGGACATTAGGGCTTTCCGGTACCCTTTCCTCTTTGTTGTTGGGAACAGCTGTATTAGAGCCTGATGGCCCGCGATGGGATTTACAGCATGTACAACCATTTGTGCCATTTCGAGGACTTTGAGGCTGAGGACTGCCATCATCTGCTGGTCCGGTGGTGGTGTTGATTTTACCACTCTCCCCAGACACGCTCGCTCCTCGTTGTGTATGCACGCTCTGTGGGTTGATACCCTACAGAACTTCAGATGTTCCGGCCACTCCAGACGCCACATCCGCCTTTTCAGCGTCGCGCAATCTCTGTGCATTAGCGCGTCGGCGGGCATTCTTACGCTTGCGCCTACCCTCACGTCGGGGTTTTCGTCCTGGCTCGTGCATACGCTCTCCTCCAGACACCACCTCAGGTGTAGTCAGCTGGGGAGGTTGTGTCCCACCAGTCTTCCTATTATTGGCACATAATACAGGAATCCTGCTTTTCCTTTCCGGGTGTAGTCGTGGGACTTCCACAGAAGGTCGCTGTTCTGTTTCAGGAGGTTGATCTGCTCCTCCTCTCTCTCCGACGGCAACATTGCCATGGTCACTGCCTCTACGATCGTCGCCTCTTTCTGTTGTGGCGTTAATCGGAGTTCTACCAGGTCTTTGTCTTCTGCGAAGAAGCGCAGCGCACGGTTCTTCAGCATCAATCGAGTGTCGGCAGTATACCCGGTTCCGTGGGCAGCTAGACGTAGCTCCGGCAACAGCCTGTGCAATGCCTCGTGGTTCGGCAATTGACCCACAGCCACACTCGTCCTCGTCATCGTCGGTTGATAGGCAAGCCAAGCTATGCCTAGAAATGCCGCTCCCCAAAGGAACGGGGTGACCCAATTTGGGCTTACCACCTTCCCAAACACAGTGGTACCCTCCGAATAATCTGGCCAGTCCGTAATATGACAGCCCAGAGGTCGGGACTGTCTTACTGCTTTCACACAGTAATCCAGACAACGCTGAAAGATTGGCTTCGTGGGCACAAGTTCCACTGGGACAATAGGCATGGTTGACGGCAGATAGGGTAGAATAGATTTCGCTAACTTGTTCGGTAGTATAGCGATAACTAATGGCTTGAGCCATAAGCGAACTGTTTCCCCCCGTGGCAAGAAATAATGAAGGATTCTTCGAGTAGACCTCCAAATATTTATCGCTGACGCCCCTGCACACACCATAGCCAGGCATTGGCGAATCCAAGGCCTTCTTGTCTGCCGTACAGTTTTGGGTAAATCCCACTCCAATGAGCCCGAGGAAGAGCTCAGAGTACACTGCGGCTTGGGCGATTGCAAAGCAATCCCTTGTGTGGTCTGCGACTGCGCGGCGGCTTGCACAGTCGATGGCAGCTCCTGCACGGTTGACCGTGTAGATGGGTCGACTTCTATCGAATCCGCGGTATGGGTGTTCTGATTCCCAAACAAGTCCTCGAATTCTTGACCCAATTTTGGCTTCATACTCGGCGAGTCTGGCGATTTGATATCGGACTCCATCCTTAAATCCGTCGCCGAACTGAGATATGTCACTATCTCCCTCGCGTAATGAGCCCGCGATTCTGGTGAGTCGGACTCTTGTAAACCTTTCAATAAGGCCTTGGGTATGAAACCGTGCTGCACATTTGGAGCATAAACACCGCCTGATGGGGTATCGCTCCGAATCCCAGCACTTGATCCCGTCGATGTTGACGGCTCTTCCCTCCGCTGATGAGGGGCGCGACCCTTGATGTGGCCGCTCCTGGGATTCTTGGGCGGCCTTCTCGGAGAAATCAGGCTGATTCGATTCCTCAACGCCAGCATCCAGATTTAGCTGGCTTTTTCCTTTCCCTCGTGTATAACGGGGTGCCGGGATTGGCTTGGCGGGGGCGCAAGACGCTACATGCGTTGCAGCAACCACAGCAATGCCTAGTGCAACCGACAATGCGTAGCCTAAAACTCTGGCCGCGCGACTAAAGCACAATTGTGCCCTAGTTATCAAACCCTGACGGGATTGCACATAGGCTGTATCTGCTGCCAGCCTTACCCTCACTGATGAAAGGAAACCCTCAACCAGTTGTTTCACCTGGGAGGGAATGACCCTGGAGATTTTAAACCTCAACGTAGGGGCCCTTGCGGCGGCAAAAGCAACACCGCGCGACAGCTTTGGCACGAGAACTCTCGCACCTTCACGTCCCAAAGCACAGGGAGCATATTTTAGATTCTCCCAAAAGAGTGACCACAAAGGATTACTCTTCAACGTAGATTTCCTCCACGCAATTGCTCTGGCTCTGCCACGCAGTGGCGAACTCCTTTCGAAGTTTGCTCTAGCAGCGCGGCCTAGCTGTCTTTTTGCAACGTCTACGGCTTGGTGTGGCATATTTACAAACCGTAAAAGAGGCCCTGATGAATGAGCCTTGACGTTGTTGACCAGCGGGTCCAGCATTACTTTTGGGATCCCAATCACCTTCATAGAGATGAGCTGGTCACGCCACCAACGAAGTCGGTAGCCTCGGATACGCCTAACCGCATCCTGGGTGGAATTGAATGTAACGAGCTTCCTCGTCACCTGGGGCACCACCCCAGCGTGGCAGATGTTTCGGATTAACCCTGGCAACA